GAATATCTTATCATCGGGGAATTCTCTCTCGAAGTCGGATAGAACCTTTCTGGGTATGGGTGGACTCTGTTCAATGAGACGGTCCATTTCCTGGTGACAATCGTGAACCATATCTGAGCCATCAAGCGTTCTATTCACGAGTGGGAGATTAAGTTCCAGTCTGATTCTACGAGACAGTTTTCCGTACAATTGTGACGCGGAACGATGACTCTCCATCAATTCATTAATCTTGAGAAATTGCATGATAGTCGCAATAATACCCGCGATTAAGTTGAGACCACCAATGATAGACGGTACAGAGGAACGAATACTAATTGGAAATTGTTCTTGTGCAAAGTTTGCTGTACCAGTGACAGTCGAAAGTACGATCACAGGAAGTGTAAATCGCATACTCAGTTTTTGAAACATAAGAAACGCTTGATAGTTCATGTATCTGTAACACGCCGCGGCCTCACCCCATTCCTTGAGAACCTTTTCCTGTTGTGTGTGCCATTTCTTTGGGGCTTCAGGTTTTTCTATATCTTTTGGAAATCCTTCGATCCTGTTATTTTCAATATTTTCTTGTTCCATATTAATAGATGAACATTATATTCCTCATCCATCTCGTATTGTTCATGGCAGTGCTCGTAATTCCTTTCCTGAAAAATACGCAGCTACTCGAAATGTATAGTATACTGATACCATTCATATTTTACCATTGGTCGGTAAACGATGACACGTGTGCATTGACCCAGATGGAAATGTATGTCACGGGTAACGCGAAGGAAGAAACCTTCTTTGGACGAATCATGGGTCCCATATATAAGATGGATGACACCGATGCAAATAACCTTCTAAAGACGTTGATGTTTGGTCTTTGGTTGTTCGTTCAATACAGACTCGGCCGTATAGATTTAACCTAAGTCATATCAATTCATATATAAATTAAACACAAAATGCCATATCACGCTCCAGTTTACGATTACCGTTGGGGGTCCGGAACCAAAATGGTGACCGAACGGTCTATATTGACCAGCTCTAGGAAGTTCCTAATCGTAAACGGAAGAAAGATTGAAATTAACCACGTTCCTAAAATTGGTGACCATGGGATTCATGGGGGTGTACTACAAATCATGCGCGGACAACGAGTCATCAATTATCACTAGATAAAAATTAGACGCTATTGTAATTTAATGGATTATAAGGAACCCAAAAAACGTGTGACTAAAAATGATAAGAAACATAGTAAACAAGTATATTCACAAAAACATGTACGAATAATGCAAGACATAGTATTAAAATCTATGACTACTAATAATGAACGCAAAGACTAGACACACGGCGATGCTCATCACTATATTCGTTTTACTGTTGATACTCTTGTACACACTCACGAAGCCTCAGCCCGTAAGACGTGTACACACACGCGAGCGTGTCGCCGTACCTGTTCAAATTCCCGTAGAGCGTGAATTTAGAGCGCCACCCATCAAGGAGTATAAACCACAACACGTCCAACAGATGGGAGTATTACTTGGTGAGAACAACGAGACACTGCCATTGTACGGTAAGGAAGTGCGTGGACGACGTGATAGATATCATTATTACACAGTGACACCAGGTGATCAGATGTACTCTCTTCCAGTGAGTTTGGGTGAAAGAGATTGCATGGATGATATTGGGTGTCAAGAAATATACGGTAACGAGACTATGAATATACTCGGACAATCAGGTGATTATTCCGCTAAATTGTATCGAACAGATAACTTTTTCTAATCATTCTTTTCTTCCGATTTGGGTAGCATGCTCAGTGCCCTGTGGTACGTATCGTACGTCACGAGGAAAGATAGAGCTATACATATCGCCAATGAACCGTAACCAACTGGTTTCATTGGTACCGGGACCCACCATCCTATGAATTTTTTGCGCATCACGTTAGATATCATGATACAACAACAAAGTATAGATAATGCAGACACGGAATAGTGTTTATTTTTATCGAACGGAACCGTTGGACTCCATGCGTCTTGTCCCGGAAATACGTTTATACCGAGTACATTCAATAGAGGAAGGATCAAAGCTGGTAACATCTGTTATTTACGTATATTTTATATTTAGTCCGAAGCGCATTTTCATGAAGCGCATTGCGTCACGTAGGTCTGGTTCACTCCATAGAAGCCACCTGGACCAAAAACCCGCAGTCCTCAAACCCGAGATTCCCCAATCCTCGAGTTTGCTCTTACTCACTTTAGACATTCTCTGGTGTACCTTTTGTGGGTCACTAAATTTTCGTGTGTCTCCGCCACCGTGTCGTAATACATAGAGACGCATACGCATGGGATCTTTGTGTATGGTATAATCCGTGTACCCCTTGCCACCAAAGTCTACATGATCTCCGTCCGGAAAAGTGACCCGGTACTTCTTATCACGGATCGGACTTTTCTTGAGTGTGACCCTCATTATTATTAACATCCGAAATTTTTTTTGAATTTCACTTTTATGTAGGGATATACAGGATTTCAAACCAAAAGACGAGAATAATTGCGAAGCAACACCATGTTTTTTCATTTTTAAAAACACAAAAAACTTTTTTTATTTTTTCCGAAACTTTTCAAAGAAGAAAGCGTAGAAAAAAATATTTTTTTTTATTTTTAATTTTGAGATGACGAGATTTTTAAGGTTTTGTTTGATAAAGACATAGTCTCTACATAAAGGGTAAAATGGTTTATGTAGGGATATACAGGATTTCAAATCAAAAGACGAGAATAATTGCGAAGCAACACCATGTTTTTTCATTTTTAAAAACACAAAAAACTTTTTTTATTTTTTCCGAAACTTTTCAAAGAAGAAAGCGTAGAAAAAAATAATTTTTTTTATTTTTAATTTTCCAGAAATGACGAGATTTTTCAGTGTTGGTAAGAAATAGGCTTATTCATTATTCAGCAATCCACTAAACAAATTAAGAATATCCGCAAAATAGTCAAATGATGCACCCACAAAGTTACCTTCATAGTTGCGTCTCAGTATGTTATTGGTATCATACACGACGAAGAGTGCGAATAGTGGTACGACGAGCTCCGAATATTTTTTTCCGGAGAAGAGTCTTAACAAAATCAAACCCATGAGTGCGATGAACAGAATCGAGCCGAGCGACTGGAGGTCATAGCCTAACATGTGTGTTGCCACACCGAGCGTAAACATGGCGATGAAAATGGTGACCGCATCGAGTAGAGCTTCTTTCGCGTTGGTGTTACCTTGTGTACCCAGGAACATACCGGCAACGGCAGACATGGCGGTGAAGAGTGTGAACCGAGTGATGATATTTTTACTGAATGCAAACATGAGAAGCGCGATAAACCACGCTATCATGTACGTGAGTGCATTTTTCGCGAACGCCTCGCTCATTTGGGGATCTTCTATGGTAGCCTTCGCAAAGCCGTATGTCACGAGTGACTGGAATATCAAGTTTGCGAAAACCTTGGATAGGAACATTCTATTAATATACACTTTTAATTTATTTTTTCAATAGTGCGTAGTGGTGGTACAAGTGAATTCCATTGATGTAAAGTCCAATGGCGAGTGGTATGAGAAGACCTGGTCGCTTCTTATAGACGGCTGGGAGTGCCATGATGACAGCAAGAAGTACCATAGTGAAATATATCACGGGTGGTGCGATCAAACCAGTTTGTGTTCGAGTGAGACCCATGAAGAATCGTTTGTCGAGTGTATCGACCTCGTCAGTTGGTTCTGGTGCGTAGTATTCCTTTCCTTTATAACCTGGCATTTATTATACATGGAGAAAATAATGAAATGTGTTCTGTTCCCTGTCGTGTTAGTAGCCTTTGACTATTTTAAGAATCCGATAGATCGCCTGTATTTTCGCAAACCACTCAGACCACTCGTTGGTATGCGCAACACTCTGATGGACGTGTTATTTCACCAACCATTTTATTATTCTAATGATTTTGGTGGATTATGCATACTTAAACTCTATCACAAAGAACTAAGAGACGCATTCCTGCATAAAATGGATGCACTTGAGAAACACTATTTCCACGACGATGATGCATGGTTTGAAAAAACAGAAAAATACTACTACTACAAACTTTCTGATATCCCTTATATAAAGAAGCGCATAGACATGATTCCATGTGTCGCTGGTGGAATGATAGCAGTGATGGACGGACCAATCACCATACCACCCCACCGCGCCGAGCACAATTTATACCTGCGATACCACTTAACACTCGAGGGTACGAGTACACTTGATACTGAATATATGACGCACGAGCACAAGGTGGGAGAAGATTTTGTTTTCGATCATTCGAGGTATCATAAGGTTGAGAAGACCACGGATGATAGAAGAATTGTAGTCATTTTAGACATTAAAAGGTTCTAAGCTAACAGGTGTGTTCTACACACGGCTTCGTATGCATCTGAACCACCGATCACTTCAATTTCTCGTGTATCTACGATACGTTTAGTAAATGGCCCGGGTGTTCCATCTTTACAACGCATACATAACGCAGATAATTTCGTAACGCTATCAGCCATGGGTATGCAGTCTAATATCTCCCCAAATTTGTCTTGTTTGTAATCTGCATCCAAACCAGCGACGATGACCGTCTTTTTAAGAAAGAGGCACATCCTCACGAAATCTGTGAGACACATAAAAAACTGCGCCTCGTCTATGGCTACGACTTCGGATTCACAGAATCCTTTGTCTAAGAGGGTATCCGAGAGTTGGTTTACTTTTATACAATTAAAATTTACGTCATCGTGTGTATGAATCACATCATCATTTGACCTCGTATCTTTTGTAGAGTTTATGACTGATATCTTTTTACCCATAACCTTGTATCTCTTAAGACGCCGGATAAGCTCCGACGTCTTACCAGAAAACATGTTGCCCGTGATTATCTCGAGACTCATCTTAACGATTATAAGACCTTTTTGTTTAACTAAGTCAAAACAAAATAATTAATATTTTAAGATGTTTCACAAGGCTTCATATAAAGGTATACGGGGTCATTACTGTATTGATACTGGTCGACTTCGTTTTGGTGACAAAGTATTTGAAAATATCAACGACGTCATTATTTTTTTCGGAAAATAAGATATGACTAAGATCATCACGGCCAATTTCTTGATGTGGAAGGGTATGGAATTACACAGTGATTCCAGGACGAAGCGTCCAGTTAAGTATGCATTAAAAAAGCAAATAAAAGAGGAATATAACTGTCCCATGTGTAGAGATAAATGCAAAATTTATAATCCAATACTGGACACATACATGAAATGTCGTAGATGTGATGGGTGTACAATAAAGTTGGGTTCGAAAGATTACGATTGGTTAGATTAAAATTATATGTAATAATTAAGATGGCCCTCACGGATCAGGAAATATCTAAGAAAGTTCGCGAACTGCGTAAAACGAAGGGTCCCATATATGCACCCCTTAAATATTTCAGAGGGCTCAATACACTCAAAGACGTAGAAACTAGATACATGAAAATGAAAAAGAAAACGTACACTAAATTCTCTACCGATAAGAACGTGAAAACTCGTACGTCCTCGTACACGAAACGATTCCGCGAAAAGTACCCGAACGCGAAATCCCTTCCCGAAATAGCGAAAGCAACGAAGATACCATTGAAGACATTGAGAACTATATACGATCGAGGACTCGCCGCGTGGAGAACCGGGCACCGACCGGGCGCTTCTCCGCAGGCGTGGGCGTATGCGAGAGTGCATAGTTTTGTGATGAAAGGAAAGACGTATTACACGGCGGACCGTGATCTACT